AATACTAAATACAATAATAAGGAAACATACAATGAGTTTCGGAAAATCAAGTTCAACAACAACGCCAACACTTACAGATGAGCAAAAAGCCCAGATTCAGGCACAAACTGAATTCTTTACAGGCACAATTGCTCCAACATACACAAGTGCTGTTAAGGGTGCAACAGATGTTTACAATCAAAATGTAGGCGGCGTCACAAATGCCGCTCAAAATCTAGCAGGAACTGCAAGACAAGCACAAGATGTGTTAGGTTCTACTGGTGAATCTGCACTACGCACAGGTGTTACAGGATTGCAAAGCCTATTCAGCCCAGATTATGAGCAAAATCAAATTCGTGCGGCATTAGCACCAGCACAAAGTCAGTATATGCAGAACTTAGCAGGACAACAAGCACAATTTGGCGGTGCTGGCAACTTAGGTAGTGCTCGTCAAGCATTAGCTGGTCAGCAACTAGCAGGTCAAACACAGGCTGCACAACAGCAAGCCGCCGCACAAGTTCAAAAAGATATTATGGCGCAAAGAGCAGGTGCTGCCTCACAATTGGCAGGCATCGGTCAGGGCGGCATTGGTCAAGCAATCGGAGCAGCCGGTCAGACAACAACAGCAAGTATGATCCCACAAGAACTTTACAACAAATATGCTAGTGTAATCTTTGGAACGCCTGCGGCAAGTTACAATACTAACTTTGCTGGTACACAAGGTTCTAATCAAACTGGTATGAATATTGGCGCAAGAATTTAAGGATTAAAAAATGGCATACCAATATACAGATTACTCAGGATACGGAAACGAGTCTGAAGAAGAAACACGCAAACGCCGAGCTATGATGATTGCTTCAGCAATGGCTGGCTTGCCTGCAGGCGCGGGCCCAGCTGATGTAGCAGGACAAGTAATTAATGACAGAATTGCACAAGCACAAAATACTGCAACTCAAGCTGGTCAAATGTTTACTAATCCAGAAGAAGCAATGCAAAAACGATTACAATTAGATCGTCAAGAGCAAGTCGCGGCTGATGCAACACCAGTTACACAAACAATTAAAACTAATCCAGTAACAGGTGAGCAAGAGATGACGGTCAAAGGTAATGTCAGAGATTTATCTGCGGCAAATCCATTAACCCCTACTGTTAGTGGATTTCAATCACAACCTATTAGTCCAGATAGTTTACAAATGCAACAAGCACAGGTTCCTGTACCACAGCAACAAATGCCACAAGCACAAGTTCCTGTCCCACAGCAACAAATGCCACAACTTCCTGCACAAGGTCAGATACCTGCAGATATGGCACAACGACCTGTTCCTGCTATGCAATTACCTCCTATTGGTGCTGGAGTTAATGTTGCAAGTAATGCTCCTGGCTTACCACAAACCCAACCACCAGTTCAACAAGCACCGGCAGCAGTGGCGGCTGCACCTGGCGCAAGTTTTGCACAGATGGGTCAAGCATTTACGCCCAGTGTAGAAACTCAAGCAGAACCGTTGACGCAAGGTCAATTGGCAAATGAATCATTAATCAATGCTCGTAATGAAACTGATCCAGAAAAGCGTAGACAACAGTTTGCACGATTGTTAACAGATCAAAATGTTGATAGTGGAACAAAAGCATTGGCAAACAGATTTATTGCAGATGATTACATTAAACAACGCAACATTGCTGATGCTGAACGCAAGATTGAACAAGCAACTGAAACTGATTTAGCTCGTTATATGCGAGAAACTAAAAAAGAAGGCAGTTATGTAAAAGCAATATTGTTTGCACGATTAGGACTAAATGAACTTGCACAAAAAGAACAAGAAAAGATTGATCCAACTATTAGTATGGAAAGTGCAGTAGATACTAAAGGCAACAAATATACTGTTGGTAAAGATAAAGCTGGCAGAATTACATCAGGCTTTGATTCAACTGGTAAACAGATTGGTCAAGAAACAATCGCTAATCTAAGTGCGGCTGCTATGCCAACTAAGTCATTCTTACTACCACAAAGTGGCGGTGGATTGATGCAGAAAACTATTATGGGACCTGATGGACAACCTCAAGTTATTACTGGACAAGTGTTTACTGATCCAGTAACACGTGATACTTACTTCCAAGCAGGTAACAAGCGTTATGACACTAGTGGATTGTCTACACCATCGCAAAACGTTCAAAATACATATGGAGCCGCACAAGCAGGATCTGCTGGTAAGGCTGCAGGTGAAGGATTTACTCCACAACCATTGTCACAGTTTCCAGGTATGGCAGGTCAGCCACAAGCAGGCGCACAACCACAACCACAACCTGTTCAACAACCTGTTCAACAAGGTCCTGTCAATCCACAAACTGTTGCTAGAGCAGAAAGAGATTTACAATCATTACAACAAGAGATTAATCGTATTCCTCCAACTGATCCTAAACGTGAAGAACGATTGGCTATTCTTAATAGTGAAGTTGCAAAAACAAGACAAGCTATTGGAACTAATGCGCCACAAGTTAATCAACCATTGTGGAAACAAAGACAGCAAGCAGAGTTGGGCACAGAACAAGGTAAAGCAAATATTCAAGCGGCAAAAGAGATTAATGTTGCAGAACAGAAAGTTCCTGCAGAGGCTCGTGGTAAAGAACAAGCCAAAGAAATTGCTAAACAAGGCTTTGCTGATTCCACATACCCATTATTATCAGCAGTACGTGAAGAAATTAGTAAATCTACTGGCAGTAAAATTGGTGCTAGTGTAGACGAACTTGGCAGATTGATTGGCGCAAGTACAAAAGGTGCTGAAGCAATTGCTAAACTTAATGTATTAGCAGGACCAATTAAGATGAGCATCCCACGATTTGAAGGAGCTCAGTCTGATCGTGATGTACAAGAATACGCTCGTCAAGCAGGTGATTTTGCAAATCCAAAACTTACTGTAAAAGAAAGATTAGCGGCATTAGATGCTATGGAAACATTACTGAAGAAGTATGACAAAGCAGGAACTAATGATTGGACATTTGGTAGAACTACTGAAAAGGCAAAAGAAGCTGGCACTACTAGTAGTGGCAACAAATATAAGAGAGTTCAATAATGGCTTTTATTTACGAAGTTAACGGTCAGAAAGTAGAGTTTGAAAAAGAACCTACGGATAAAGACATTGATGAGGCTGCTCGTAATATAAGAGCAAAGCCTGAGTCCCAACAACAGAAGCCTGTTGAAGGTAGTGGTGGTGCAGCCTTTGGTGTATTCAGACCACAAGGTCGTAGACCAGAGAGTCAGCAAGACCGTGAAGCAAGTAAAGAAATGCCATTACAAACTGCAAGAGGTGTTGTAACTGGCACATTAGGTGCACCAGCAGACATATTAAATTTACCAGGTGCAATATATGGTGCGGCAACTAATCAACCTGCTCCATATCGCATACCATTGGGCAGTGAAGATTTCAATCAAATGCTTCCTGGACAAAGTGACACACCACAAGCAAAGCTTGCACGATTTGGTGGTGAAGTATTGAGCCCTATTCCAACAATCAAAGGTGCACAAGCAATAGCAAGAGCGCCAGGACAAGTTTATCGTTCAGGACAAGAATTTACACAAGGTGCAATGGAAGGATTACGCAATCCAACATATCAACGCAATAGTCAAACAGCATTTGCGCCATTAGAACAAACATATTACCCAACACCACAAGTGCAAGCGTTTCAAAATGCTCCTGTAATGGATCGTCCTGGTATGTTACCACAACTAGAAGCAAGTCAACAACCAAGTAGTAGTTTATTCAATAGTCCAGGTGAACTATTAGCAACTGCATTAGGTCCTAAAACAGCAAAAGGACAAAACTTAATACCTTATCAAGGTGAAACGACAAAAGCATTTGGTGAAACTGTAGGTCGTGATATTGCTACTGAACCATTTAAGCGTGCCGGCTTGCCATCATTAGCAGGTGCAACAATCGGCGGTCTTGCTGGCGGACCCTTTGGCGCAATATTAGGTTTAGGTGCTGGCGCGGCATTGAATCCATTAATACGAGGTGCTGAACTATTTGCATTGAACAAGTTAGGTAAAACTGCAGGCTTTAGTAGAGGCTTTCCAGAACAACTTGCACAAGCACAAGGTCGTGCTGGCATTCAAGCACAAGCACCACAAACACCATTGTTAACTAATACTCCTAGTGCTCCAGGACCAGTTAATCCACAAACAATGTATGTTGCACCAGAAGGTGTAGCAGGAACTAACATCAATCAAGTTAGTCAAGCAGGCGCACAACAAAGGTATGCTCCACAACCTGTAGCACAAACTCCAGCACAACAATCACAACAGTTGGCTGCACAGAAGTTACAGCAACTACAACAGCCTGCGGCACAACAAATTGCGCCTGCTGGAACCAGCGCCCCCGCACCTATACCTCAACCAGCTGTTAGAGCACCTGTCCCTAAAGTCCAAGCCCAACCTGTTGTACAAGGTACGACTCGTCCATCTAATGCTATCAATAAAGAATTAACGGATCTTGATAATCAAATGACTAATTTGCGTGATGATGCTTTAAGAAGCAAACTAAAGCCAGATACACCAGAAGGTCAAGCGTATAGTAATCAATTAAATGAGTTGTCAAAGCAAGCAGATACATTGAAAAAGGAATTAGAAGCCGCACAAAAAGCTGAAAAGCAAATGTCAAAAAAAAAGGCTCCAAGTAATGTAAGTCAAATGATTGTGCCAAAAGAACAATTACCAAGTGGTATTAGTTCACTAAGTAAAGATGCTGTAGGAGAAATATATCCTACTAAAGATGCATATGATAAGGCAATGATTTTCAAAACATTACAAGAAGATGTGCCTAGAGCAAGTTATATAGAAGGTGGTAAATTGATTACAGTGTTCCCACAGAACATACCAAAAGATATTATCAGAAGTGCAGGTATCTCTCCAATGGGAACTATTATTAGAGATGCAAAAACTGGAAAAGTAATAAAGGATTAATATGACAACACAAGAAATACTAACACAAACATTCAACAATAACTTTGTTGCTTATTATCGTGCCCACACAGCACACATAAACATTATGGGTCGTAACTTCCGTAGCGACCATAAGTTATTACAAGGTGTTTATGAAAGACGACAAGCGCAGATAGATATTCTCGGAGAACTATTACGCACATTAGATGATTATATGCCTTGTGAAATACAAGATGTATTAAATCAAAGTGAAATATCTACTGGTATCTTTGAAGAAACAGCAGATGGATTTTTAGAAGGAGTCAGAGATGATTTGGAATTACTTAAAGGAACATACGAAGAACTTATGGCTATTGCTGAAGATGAAGGTCACAAAGAAATAGCCAATTATGCTCAGGATCAAATATTAGATTTGGCAAAGAGCATATGGATGCTAAACTCAACACTTAGTTAAGACACCAAAAACGCTATCAAGAACCAGATGATTTTGTGTCTTTCTAGTCTGGGCATCAACGAATAGGCAGGCGAGTTTGTTAAGCGTTTAATTTTTTGTAAGCATAACTACCACGAACATCATAACCGTGTTTTTCGTGTAGTTTTAGAAAACTTGATTGGTCTTTACGCATTGTGGTAGAACAGATAATATTGACCTGAGCCAAAGTAGCAAAGGCTTCCCACAAGTGTAACATATCAATCACTAACTTTACTCTTTCTCTTGAAGATAGATTTAGTGAAAGATGTGCCATTTTAATGATGACCATTTCGTCATCGCTCCAGGCTGAATGCTCACCCGCTTTGGCCCAAGTGTAAGCAACTATGTTGTTTTCACTGTCTGTAGCAACTGATAATAGTTCGGTTGTAGGACAATAGAATTGATTGACAACAGCAAAGGTAATGTTGCGACTATATGCAATGGGGTCTGGGGCAAAGATAGTGTCTATTTCTGTTTGAAAATGGTCAATAGCCATTTGAACGATGTAAGGCACATCTAAGCCAGTAGCAGGTCTCCAAATATAAGTCATTTCTATTCCTTTGTGATAGTCTATTTAATATTAGAAAAATAAGGAAGATAAATACTTTATGGAAAAGATAACAACAACAGCAAAGAAACCCAAAGGCGGTGCTCGTCCAGGTGCGGGTCGCAAGAAAGATGGTCGCAATCAACTTAGTGTTGGTGGACTATTAGAAATGCTAGAAATCAAAGCAGGTGGAAAGCCCTACGAGGAACTACTTGTAAATGATTTTTTATTAGCAAGACAGAATAACGACAGTCAGTTAATCATTAAATATCACAACTTGATATTAAACAAAGTAATGACTAATATGGCTAAAATTGAAGTAACAGATAGTAGCGATACTATTGAGGCTAAGAAAGTTGCGTTCGCAGAAGCATTAGCCAAACTTACTGGTTTAAGTAAAGAATAAATAGTATTATGGCTACTAAGAAAGTTAAATTAAGTGTTGGCAGAGGTGAGAAATTACCTGTAAGCAAAGGCGCTGGTTTAACTGAAAAAGGTAGAAAGAAATATAATCGTGCTACAGGTAGTAATTTGAAAGCACCAACTAAAAGTGGTCCTAGACAAAAAAGTTTTTGTGCTAGAAGCAGTAGTTGGGATGGAGAACGAGGCAAAGCCGCAAGAAAGAGATGGGGATGTTAAAATGAAAGACGGATTATACGCAAATATTCACGCCAAGAGAGAACGCATAAAAGCAGGCTCTGGTGAAAAGATGCGTAAGCCAGGCACTAAAGGTGCCCCAACAGCGAGTGCGTTTAAGCAATCAGCAAAAACGGCAAAGAAAACAAAAGGAAAATCAAAATGAAAGCAAATGGTAAAACACAAACTGATAGCAATATGAACTTTGATGGTATGGAGCGTATGTCTCCTAGTCATTCAATGAAGTATTGTAGCAACCAATACTCTGGTGTTCAAAATCCTAACAAGTTAATCAATAAAGGGCGTGGTCCTACAGTTGGTAATAAGAGTGACGATGATAGAACATATCCAGATGCTGCCGTAGTTCCTAAACTACCAGCACAAGGTTCAGTTCGTGATAACATCAATCGTGGACCACAAGTTCGTTATAGTGGCGGTGGTCGCTTCCCTGAGACACGAACTTGGGCACCCAGTGCTACACAGAACTATAAAGGCAACCCTGACAAAATTAATGCAGGTCGTGGTCCAACTAAAGGGAATCAAATATGATACTCAATGGTGGCTTCTTCAATCAAAATGGTAATACTTACAATGTAGCATACTCAAATGTTTCAGCAACAATTACTATTCCAGTATCACACGAAGTGTTTGATAACTTGCGTATTACTAACACAAGTGGTAACACCGTGTTTATGAATGTATCATTAACAAATCCTACAACTATTGCGGCTCCAACAGCAGGCGCAAATGGATCAAGTAATGTGTTTAGTGTGCCAACAGGTCAATCAACATTTATAAACTCAGGCATCAACCAACCAGGTAATGTCTTTATCAGCACAATCAGTATTGCTGGTTCAGGTAGTGTATTTTTAGAAACAGGATCATTTATATGATGAACACAAAAAACCCCCAAGCAAAAGCAATTAATCAAAAGCGTGGACCTACAATGGGCAATGAAGGCACAAGTACAAAGCGTAATGATTTTATGAAAGCAAAATCTACAAGTAGTGGTGAGAAATCACAACTAGCAGATATGGTTATGTCAGCACTTGAAACTCGCGGTCGCGGTATGAAACCATACATTGATCCAGCAGTTGAAGGCTTACACGCTAATACTAATGTTGGACCAAAGAGCAATACTACTGCTAATGGTGCAAAATTACCAAGCAAATACAAAAAGCCTATCACTAAAGGCTGATTGTAGTAAATACACTTGAGTAGCATAGGGCTACTCAAGTTTCGTATCGTTAATTAAGGAAAAGAAATGACAACAGAAAACAATCCGTGGGATGATGAAGCAACTTCATCTAGTGAAACAACAAAACCCGCAAAAACAAAAAAGACAGTACACGAAAGTAAAACACATAAACTTGTGTTGGAGCCACTAAGCACAGAGTTTGATTTAGAAGGTCTAATGACTGACTTCCCTACAGCCAAAGAACTTGAACGCTTTGTGTTTGACCAAACTGGTGTAGTATTAAACTTAAAAGGTCGTGCTAACAAACTCAAATATCAAACAGCAATGGATGTATTGAATGGACAAGAAGTTGATCCAGCATACTTAGGTAGCGACAATCCATATGTAGATAAAGTTGATATGGTTCCTGTAGAAGATTTGAAGCCAGTTCCAAAGCGTGATGAAAGTCTACCTGACAGAGAACAAATCCAAAACTTATTCTTTAGTCCATTAGTTCCACATCCAAATGAAGACTCAAGGGCTCGTGGTAAGAAGTGTCATTGTATGTTTAGAAAATACAAGACTGGTGAAATCAGTTATGAAATACTAGGTCCATTAGAACAATATGCTGTAGGTGAAAAGATTGATAAGTTTGGTCGCACTCGCCCAGAGATTTACAAATGGATTGATCCACGCACAGGAGAACAAATGGTTCAGCGTGAAGATGGAACACTTACACCTATCGGTCGTAGATTGCGTAGTATGATGAAAGCAATGCGTGTTAATAAATCAAGTCAATGGGATGTATGGATTGACCGTGAGTTTGGACAACTAAATCAGGATGCTATTAGTAATCCCTGGGATCTTTCTAAGGCTGTATGATGAACGAAGCAAGAGACACCGAAATACGCAGAGCGCAAGAACAAGTAAAGGTTAGTGAAACATTAATCTTACAAAAGATTAACGCAAGTCATCGTGTGGCTTTTGCTGAGAAGTTTCCCGGTCAATGCGAGCACATACTACGATTACTAACAGAACGACTACAAGCAGGTCTTGATAAGCGTGATGGTGTAGTATTAGATGATCCAGATACTTGGAAACTTAATCCTACAGAACTTAAAGATGTTAGTCAAGCATTAGAAGCAATATATTTTGTTCATAAAGATTTGAAGGCAAGTTAATGCTTGGCGAAGATGTATTAATGGCGAGAGCATTGCGCTACAGTGTGGATACAAACAATCTTACGATTGATGCATTAAAAACAATACCAGGACCATTAAAAACAAAATTAATGGATTTAAGTATTGAGATTGCTGACGATATGAGATATCATCAACTTAAATACTTTAGACCTTTCAAACATCAATTTGAGTTTTTCAAAACAGGTAATAGTGAGCGTAGAGGTATTCTTGCCGCTAATCGTATTGGTAAAACAGTATCTACTTGTTTTGAAACAGCATATCACTTAACAGGATTATATCCTGATTGGTGGGAAGGTCATCGCTACAGTGGCCCTATCACAGCAATGGTTGCTGGTGAAGGTTGGAGTCAAGTAGCGTTAGTATTACAAAATGAATTGTTAGGAACACAGGATGTCAAAATATCTGAAAATCTTGGATCTGGTGCTATACCACGGGAGTGTATTGTTACTGGTACTATGCGTAATGATGGGGCAAACTGCATTGGAGTTGAAATTAGGCACAAGTCTGGCGGTAATAGTTATTTGCTATTTGCCAACTATACGCAAGAAGTTAGGCAGTTACAAGGATTCAAACTCAACCTTGCCGTCTTTGACGAACAACCGCCGGACGACTTCTTCAGTGAAATCGTTACGAGGACAGCGACAACGCAAGGTAAGGTTCTATGTTCATTCACGCCATTAAAAGGATTGAATGGATTAGTTAGTAAGTTTTGGAACAAAGAAGAAGGTTACGAGTATATTCGTGTTAGTTGGGATGATTGTCCAGAGTATGATCCCTGGGGCTTACCATTCTTATTAAACGCAACTCGTAGACAACTTGAACGTGATTATTTACCACACGAACGAGAAGCTCGTATTGCTGGTAAACCTGTTATGGGTAAAGGTGCTGTGTTTCAACTTAGTAATTGGCCTACATACAAAACTGGTGAGATTGATTTTACAAGACTACCAAACATACAAAGAGTTATCTCACTTGACTTAGGTTTAGTAAATGACAAGACAGTTATTAGTTTAATATATTGGGAACCATATGAGCGTGTTGCTTATTTACATAGACAAATCATTGTGCAAGGTATTGAGGAGGCTGTCCCCACTCAGTATATCAATCATCTCCTTCGCCCTGAAGTGTTTGGCACTCCTATTGTTTTACCTGCTGATGCAAACACTAGTGGGAGATACACGATGAGTTCAAGTAGTATTAGAGAACTGTTTGAAAGTTATGAACTAAATGTGTATGAGAAAGCGATAATGAACCCGCCTGATAACGAAGGTCGTGTAACTAATCACAAGAGTTATGGTATCAATCAAATGCGTCAAATGCTAGAAGTAGGAAGTTTAATGGTTAATGAGAACTGCACAAACTTTCTAAGTGAAGCACAAAACTATTTTGTTGATGAGCGTGGTAGATTCAGTGATCCAGATGATTGTATTGATAGTTGTCGTTATGGAATACTTGCTTGTTTACAGGGGATAGCAGAGCCCTGGGATAATCGTAACTCTCAACAAAGAATGATAGCACAACGAGATAGATATGTAAAAAGAGATGACAGCAATAAACCTAGTTGGAAAAGGTCATTCTCAGCAACTTAAGGAATAGAAATGAATTGGAAAGTGATAAATGGTAACAGTGCCGAAATACTGAAAACGTACCCAGACAATAGTTTTGACTGTGTAGTCACAGACCCACCATATGGTATTAACTTCTTAGGCAAAGCTTGGGATAGTAATACAGGTGATAAAGAGGTTTATGAACAATGCTTACGAGTGTTAAAGCCAGGTGGTCATTTACTTGCGTTTAGTGCGGCACGAACGTATCATCACTTAGCAATGACTGTTGAGACAGTTGGCTTTGAGATTAGAGACCAGATTATGTGGATCTATGGCAGTGGCTTCCCTAAGAGTCAGAATGTAGGCAAGATGATTGACAGTCAGATACTTCGTGGCAGCAGTCATACAACAGCACAAAGAAAAATGGCTATGGGAGATGATTACACAGAGGCTGGACATTATACAGTATTCTCTGCTGATCAAGAATCTGAATTGGCACAAGCAAGCAAAGATACCAAAACACCAGCAAATTGGAAACCACAAACAGAGTTAGGTAAACAATATAAAGGATGGGGCACACAACTCAAACCCGCACACGAACCAATTTGTATGGCCCGCAAGCCTATCAAAGTTGGCAGCATAGCCAAGAATTGCCAGCAGTGGGGCACTGGTGCAATCAATATTGATGTTACAAGAATAGGTGATAGATTTCCAAGTAATGTATTAGGCGATATAGAAGAGCCATATCAAAAATATTTTTATTGCCCTAAAGTCAATCGTAGTGAAAGACATATTGGATGTGATATGGAAAACGCACCAAGACCTGGAAGTAATGGTCACGGAGGTGGCATTTATGAGAACGATACTTGGGCAGAAAGCTTGCAGAATGTAAATGTTTCAAGTAGTGAGCATAATACACACCCAACAGTAAAGCCCATAGAACTAATGAAATATCTTATTAAGTTAGTCACACCACCAAATGGTCACATATTAGATCCTTTCAATGGCAGTGGATCAACAGGCTGTGCGGCAGTAGAACTTGGTTTTGATTACACAGGTATAGAACTTGATCCAAACTATGTTGCTATTTCAACAAAACGCATTAGTGCTTGCGAGTTATCAACTAACGCAACGTTCAATAAACTATTTGAGGAAGAATAATGGAACCAAGATTTTTAACAACAGTAGGTGAAAACACACCTGTGATTATGTGTGAAAAACACGCACAAATATTTGAGAAGATGATGATGGTAAATGAAATACCACATACTATTTACGAGATGGATGACAGTTTAGAAGAATACAAATGCCAGGCTTGCAATCTAATACCTGATATTATTGATAATCAGCCACGCATCATATTACCGGGAGAATATCATTGAGTAAAGGAAGCAATCGCAGACAAGAAGATGTAAAGAAAGTTAGAGATAACTGGGATGTTATCTTTGGTAAAAAGGATCCTAAAGAAGAAAAACCTAAAGGAACTACCGAAAAACAAAAGACTAAATAGTAGATACTAAAGGTAAACCCCCAATATGTTAGATATTAAGAATATCCCAATTGAAAACATCAATCAAAACAGAAAGATTAACAGTAATTTTGTTCGTATGAAGAATCTTATGGATGTTAAGATGGCAAGTTATTTGCGTTATCTTGGCACAAAAAATGCTGTAAATCGTGCTAGTGATTATCATTATCTATGTCTTGCTGTAACCGATTCAACAGCACCTGTAAATGGCATTGATTACATTCACCCAAGTGTAAAACCAGTTGTGGATTACGCAACAGCAGTTGTTGCTAAAGGATTAATGCCTAATGGTGAAATTAACTTTGAGTTTGTAGCAGATACAGAAGAAGATGAAATAGCGGCAAGACAAGCAACTGATATGGTCAGTAAAGTTGTTAATCAAATGAATGACCCACACTTCATATTAGAGCGTTGGATTATGGATGCTATGATGCACAAGAATGGTATGATGATGATTAAGCCCATTCGTGATCCTATTACTCGCTATGTAGAAACACAGGGCACAAATGACCAATTAAAAGCATTTGAACAACAAGCAGGTGAAAGTGGACTAACAGCAATGCGTCAGAGTAAACGCAGAGTTAGTGTTGAAATGGAAAAGGTAATGGCTGAAATACAACAAAACTTAGGTGAAGAAGTATCATCGGTCAACAAAGCAAAATTAGATGCACTATTTGGCGCAATGTCAATAGATGAAGAAATTGAAGAAACAGTAGATGGTTATGAAACAATTGCAGATGCAGAACAATCTGTATTAGACGAAGCAATTAAACGCAACACAATCTATAGTGCAAAATACAAACTAACTGGTTACAATATCAATGTTAGATTTCATCCTATTTCCCAACACTATTGGATATGTGATCCTACAGTTCCTGAGATGAGAAATCAACCATTCTGTGGTTATTATGATCCAATGAGTATTCAAGAAGCATTAGATTTATATCCAGGCATTAATTTAGAACAATTTAGAGAACACGCTGAATACAATATGAATGGCGCATATCAAGCAGGTAGTGTATTAAACAATCTTGCTATTCACGCACGTGATAGTGTTCCAGTTATGGGTATTCCTGTTTCTAGTGCGAGTAGTGCTGATCCAGATAGTCGTCAAGTAACAGTTGTTACTGTATGGAACAAATATGATATTGATGGTGATGGTGAGTTAGAACTTGTAGAAATTATCTATAGTGGTTCATACATTATCAGCGCAAAAGAAGTAGAGTTTATTCCTGTTGCTAATATGTGTCCTAAACCATTACCAGGTAACTTCTATGGTATGAGTGTGGCTGAAAGTGTTATTCCAATGCAAGAATACAATACATCAGCCGCACGTGCAGAAATACAATTAGGTCTATTAACAGCAACACCTCGTATTGGTGTTAAGCCTGATCGTTTAGACTTTGAGATGTTACAAGATGGCGAAAGTGCTATCTTTATATTAGACAGCAAGTTTGATCCAACAAAAGACATTTATCAACTACCTCCTCCAAGTGGAAATCTACAGTTCTTGGAAGTTGCTATGAATCGCATACAACAAGATACAATGGCTATGGTTGGTATGACTACACCTACTGATGTATTCAATCCAGAAGTTATGGCACCTGGTAACAGTGGTATTAAACTACAATTAGCATTGACGCCTAATCAAATCATACAAGACAATACAGTTCGTAATAGTGCTGAAGGTCTTAAAGAAGCGATTTGGTTGATATGGAGAACATTAATTCAATATGGTGATGATTATGGTGTTAAGAAACTTGCTCAAAACTTCCACCCTGACAAACAACCTGTGTACTTAGATTATCAAGCTTGGGATGATATGAACTTCTGTGATAGAAAACAGATTCGTATGGAACTTAGCATTGGTATGATGAGTGAAGAAAATGCATTAGGCAGATTACAAATCATTCAAAAATGTCAGGCTGATTTGTATCAAACTACTACAAGTATGGTTCAAGCAGGCACATTGACTAAAGAAATATATCAAAAGGTCAAGAAGCCATTTGCTGATACATTGTATGTGCTTGGTGTAAAAGACGCAGATACATATCTACCAAGTGATGAAGAAGTTGAACAAATGATTGCACAAGGTGCTGAAGCAATGAAGAATCGTGAGCCTTCACCAGAAGATAAGAAACGATTAGCAAGTGCTAATTTGGATACTATTAAAGCACAGCAAATACAAGCAGAAATGACTGGTGAAGATATGGAAAGTCAACTAGACCTAATGAGTTTAGCACAAGGAAAGCCAAAAGTTTACAGTTAATTTATCGGACTAAATAGAATATGATTAATGACGATAGCATAGAATTTTTTAATAATAGATTAACAGTAGACTTAAACAACATAAAAAAACTAACTCCTGCTCAACAAGACAGAGTTAGACATTATGGTAGTCAAGCAGAACAATTGCTAAAGAGTAAAGACTTAGCAATGTTTGTGCATCATTTTAAGTTTGAATTGGCTGACAACTTAGCAAGTATAAGAGGTCATACAATAGATGATGATAAACAGCGAGTAGCATTATGTAATGAACTTGCTGGAATAGACAGTTTTATTACTTCTCTAAAAAGAGCAGTATATTTGAAAAGTAAACTTGGTAACACGCAAGTGCCCGAAGAGTTAAATTAAGGAAATAAAAATGGAAATAACGACAAGTCCTAACACTGAAACCAGTGCGGTCACAGGTCAAAGTGCAGTAAGTGATGATTCAATAGCCCAGAAGATGGCCGCAATGTTAGATTTGCGTAACCAAACAAGGACTACACCACAATCTGCAACAGGTCAAGAAGAATCGGCAGATGCTTCAAGCCCTGTGGCACCCAGCGACAATGCTGAAGCCGAAGTTGGTGATACCAATGATGATAGTTATGCAAGCGACAATCAAGAAACAGACAGCCAGGAAACTGTAACTGCTGATAGTAATGATAGTTCTAGTGATGATTTGATTGACTTTATTGAATTCGCAGATAGTAACCCGAACGCTAAGTTCAAGTTTATGCGAAATGGTAAAGAAGTCGTAATTGATGCTAAGAAAGCCGCGGCAATATTAGGTCAAGGATCAGCAATACACGAAGAAGCAAGAGAATTGAAAATCCAAAAAGCTGAGTTTGACGAGTACCTAAAGGGAAAGCAACAAGAGCAAGAGGGTTTGACTTTAGCAATGGAATTTACCGTTCAACCTAAATTGCAGGGTGCGTATGATGAAATTGTGAAAACACAAGGTTATCAAACAACTTTTCAACAACAGTTGCAACAAACCCGTGATCCAGCAACTATTGCAAGGATTCAGGCAGCGATGCAACAGAATGAACAGTATATCAGGCAACAACAAGACGTAATAGGTCAGATGAAGCCAATGGTAGACCAGTTTAGACAAGTGCGTAGTCAGCAAGTTAGTGAGCGATTAAATCAGGCTCGTAAAAGCTTTACAGACAAAGAGTTGAAAAATGAATATGTCTATAATGAACTAAGAGATAAGGTTACTAAGTTATGGCCTCAAGCCAGACAAGAAATCATACCTGGTGTTCCTAACATTGACCTCATCAGTAGTGATGAGAACTTACTAAGTTTAGTACGTGATGGATTACGCTATAGAGACAAACCTTCTACAAAGTCAGCAGGATCAAGTTTGGCAGTGCTAACGCAACGCCGAGGATCATCTACACAAAAAGGTGGAGGTGATGACTTGAGTAAACTTCGTGAACAAGCCAAGGGCGGTGATAAAAAAGCCGCAGACAATCTCTTAACACAACGATTAACACAAATTCGTAGTGCTAGAGGTGGTAGATAAAATATAGCCTATATTTACATTCAAGGAGAATAAAATGGCAGAAATTACAACCAGTCAAATTGGTAACGGAACAACAGCATACGGCTCGGACATCGTTGTCAAAGACTTAGATTTAGACGTATCAAATCGTGTAAAAGACGATACCCCAGTACTTAATATGTGTATGGCCAAGAAGCGCAAAGTTAACTCAACATTGCCACTATGGACAGACGACATTTATCGTGCGCCAGAAGTTCAAGCGCAAGTTGAAGGTGCTACAGTTGCTACTTCACAAGCAGAGAGCAACCAGCGTTACAACTTAGGTAACTACACACAGATTTTCAGCACAGTTATTGCCGCTTCAGGTACAGCACGTGCAGTTATGCAATCTGGTGGTGACCCACAAGCATACCAAGAAGTCAAGCAATTGATTCAAATGATGTTTGACGTTGAGTTACAACTTGTTCGTAACGACCAAATCGGTACTAAGTATGCTGGTCAAACAGGAACAGCCTCTGGTCTACCAGCAGGTCAAACAGGTCGTCGTATGGGTTCATTAGCCTCTTTTGCAGGTTCAATGAGTTTCAACACAACATCTGGTTCAATCAGTGGCTTAGACACATTCTTCAATAACGAAGATACAGATAGTTCTACACAAATCAGTAATGCATTACGCATTTATGCTAATGGTAGTTACTACTATTCTGGCACTTTCACTAACCAAGTGTTCAGTCCAGTATTGTATAAGCAGTTAGTAACTGTTGCTGAACAGCGTTACAATGCAAAAATTCGCACAATGGTTGCTCCAACAAGTTTGAGAACAATCATCAGTGATAACATTGTAAGTTCTAATACTTCTGTAAACCGTCGTAATGTTGAACGTGGTGACACGATTCAAACTTATGAAGGTGACTTCAACTATACATACGAAGTGTATGATTCTTGGATTATGGATAGTGCAGGCGTATCTAACTCAATCTACTTCCTAAACGAAGAAGTATTGCAGTTTGGTTCATTGCGTGACCTAGGTCCTAACAACGAAGTATTCAGTAATGCTGATGCTAGTTTGGATCAGTTCATTATGGAAGGAACATTAATTGTTCGTAACCCAGCAGGCGTTGGTATGTTAAACAACATCACTAACACAGGTTCATTGGTTACAGCATTACGTCCAGCCGCAACTGTTCAAAGAACAAACTTCGGTCCAGGCGATGTAACACCTTAATTCTCTCAAGAATTTTGATACAACAAAAAGGCTCTTCGGAGCCTTTTTTCGTTAGTATTATCAATAAATCAAAAGACTAAATACATATTATGAGCAATATAAATA